ACCTCCACCACAATGTATGGATGATATTTATAAAAGTACTAATGTTGTAAAGTCATATCGTAGATTTTATATAGAAGAAAAAATAGGTGTTAAAGGTTTAAGTTGGAAAAAATTAAATAATACACCTTCATGGACGGTAGATATTTATTAATGTACAGACAGATTCATAGCCTGTCGCTCTAACAAGAGATAAAATATTATGGAAGCTGTGGCTCCGATCGAAAGATTGGAGCCACTTTAGTTTTGAAAGTCAAAATAAAGTTATTAAATTTATAAAATATGAATAAGAAAATTGTAATTGTAGGTGCTGGTGTAGCAGGTATTAATGCTGCCACTAAATTAGTAGATAACGGATATCCCGGCGAATTAATCACTATTATTGATGCTGGTAAGGATCCTTATCTTCGTCCTAAAGAGGAAGTTATGAAAGGTTTTGCAGGTGCAGGACTCTTCTCAGATGGTAAATGGAGTTATCTTCATAATGCTGTAGGAGGACAACTAGCTAAATATATGGGTGAAGAAAAAGCAGATCAAATATTAGAAGAAGCATGGCAATATATTCTTCGTTTCCATCCTGATTCCTCAAAAGTAATGTTCTCTCAACCTACTGAGGAACCTAATTTTATTAAACCTTATTTTAATTTAAGAATGGCACCCGCATACCATGTTGGTACAAATTATTTACATGATATGGGTAAAAGATGGTATGATTGGTTAGTTGAAAAAGGAATTAAATTTTATTGGGACGCCAATGTTGATGATATTGATTTTATAAATCAATTAATTATTTTTACTCAGTTTGATAATAAAGGAATAGCAAATAGAGATCCTCAATTAATCAATTTTAATAAACTTATCTATGGTACAGGTAAATCAGGTATTGACTTAACCCAAAAATTAATTGATAAATATAATCTTAAAAAAGAATCTAAATCTGTTCAATTAGGTGTTCGTATGGAATTACCTCAAAAATATATGCAACCTATAGTTGATATAGCATATGATTTTAAATTATATAAACGTCATAATGATAAAGTATCTTCACGTTCATTTTGCTCAAATAACTTTGCAGCATACGTAGCTGAGGAGGTTACTTATAATATGAAGTCATATAATGGACATTCATATAAACAAGAAAATATGATTAACAATATGACTAATTTCGGTATTATTATGGAAATAAGAGGTATTAATAATCCATTTCAATTCCAGAAAGATATAGTATCAAAATGTCAAATTGATGGTAAAGGTATTCATTATTCACCTAATTTTACTCGTAAACCTTCATTAACTGCTGAAGGTAAAGAAATGAATGTAACTAGTGTGGGTAATTTAGATTTATTTAAAGAAGTATACAATGAATATGCTGATTATATTATTAATTATATTGATGATTTAAATAAAGTATTTAAATTTGGAGATGATTATTCACTATATATTCCTGAAGTAAAATTTTTATCTGAGGAAGTATTAGTAAACTATGAAGATTTATCATTAATTGAATATCCAAATATACATTTTGTGGGTGATAGTTTATCATCTAGAGGTATAGCAGTAAGTGCGGCGCAGGGTGTATATAGTGTGAGTAATTTAGTAAAATAAGTTTAACAGGAGTGTGGTCTGATGGGAGTTTAATATATTTATTATTATGGTAACATATATTTATATTCTTGAAAAAGATCACATTCCTTTTTATGTTGGTAAAACAAAACATCCTATACGACGAAAACATAAACATTATCAAACTTATGGTAACAACATTGAATTGATTATACTAGATGAAGTTAAAGATTGGAAATATTGGGAATCATATTGGATAGAACAATTTAAAGTATGGGGATTTAATTTACTTAATAAAAATAGAGGTGGTGGGGGTCCTGAAAAATATAATGAGGTTCAAAAACAAAAAATGAGAAAACCTCGTAAAGAAGGAACAGGTAAAAAAATAAGTAATACTCTTAAAAATCATCACCATTCAAAATATTATACTAAAGATGTTAGACAACGTATTAGCCAAAGTAATCAAAATAAACCACGCCCTTTCTCAGATATACATAAACATAATATGGGTATAGCAAAACGTAAACAAGCTATACCTGTTTTACAATATAATATAGATGGTATTTTAATTAAAGAATGGGAAAGTAAAGGTCAAGCAGCAGAATGGATTAAAAAACAAACTGGAAAAACAAGTAATATAACTTCTCAAATTAAAGATTGTATATTAGGTAGACAAAAAACAGCTTATGGATATATTTGGAAATACAAATAATATATATTTATTGACAAAATAACAATACAATGAAAGTTAAACAATTACGCGAAGCTATACGCAGCATCATTAAGCAAGAATTGAATGAAAATCAACCTGCTAAATCACCAACGCCTTCTCGCCAAGAACCAGCTACTCTTCCTAGACCAAAGATAGACAAACCTGATGAAAAACGCAGAAAAATTGGAAACCCAAATGTAAAACCTGCTCCTAAAAATCTAAAAGAAGAAGAAATGATAGATAAGATAGTTGCTCGTTTTACTAAAGCTAAAAAAATGAAATAATGAAAAAACGTTTATTAGAAGTAGAGTACGAAGATATATTTAAACCTGAAACAATGGCTGCCCTAAAAGGCAAATCAGGTGAATCTTTACGTGCTATGTTAGGTAATAAAAACCTAATGCAGACAATGATGCGTTCTCAAGAACTATTAAATGATATAATAGAAGCAGAAAGCGATTATCATATTGAATTAGCTATGGTAGCTGAAATTATGGCTAGAGAAGCTTATCCTATTTTAGATTATGCTAATGTAAAAATAGATGCTAAAATAGCAGATCTTACCCCTATTCAACCCGGTAATCAACAAAATAATGAAGAAAATGAAATACCTGTAGTAGATATACCATCTGAAGATACTGAGGCTATGAAGAAAAAACGCCGTATAATCAACGGTATTACTCAAGGTGCATCAGTACGTGGAACTTTTGGATTTTTACTATTTAGAGAACATTTAGATGATTTAAATCCTGAATTAGTTGAAAAATATAATGAGATTATGAAATTAGTCTTTGGTATATATGACGATGAAAATGCTATTGCTATGATGTTAGCTGCTCTGAGTAAAGGAGCAGAGTTTTCTGGTGGAAATTCATCAGAAATGGTATATAATGAAGAGAAAGATCAATTTATTATTAAAGCAAGAGCAGCATGTTTCCCTATGTTATTTCATGAAATTGTAAAAGGATTATATGAAATAGTAGGAACAGAAGGATTTGGTTCTGATAAAGAAGCAAATCAAACTATAGTTAATCAAATTGATAGAGTATCAAATGAACCTCGCGATTTTCAATATGGTAAATTTATATATGATGCTTTATCTAATTTGTACAACCAAAGTAATATAGATGATAGTAGAGTTAGAGAATTATTCTTCTCAGAAGTATATAAATTACATGATAGAGAATTTATTATATTTATTGAAAATTTATTAAATAATAAATTAAGTTCTATTCAAAAGAAATGGGTATCTGATACTATGAGAGAAATTGAATCAGATTTGAAAAAAGATGATACAGGTTTATCTGGTTTAGATGAAGTAAAACGTAAGAAAAAATAAATTTGTCTTAAAAACTTGGAAGATTAAAAATATTTTATTAAATTTACATCAAAACAAGTAAGTATGACAAGAACATTAAGAACAGGAGATGGAACTATATTACATTATAGTGATATAGATGGTGTAAATAAGTTACATAATTGGGATGGACCCGCAATTATTCCTCAAGGTAATAATAGATTAGCAGAATATTACATTTATGGAATAAAATATTCAAAAGAAGAATGGGTAGATAGAAAACGTGATACTAACGGATTACCATGGTTTAAAACCGCTATAGGTAAAGCATCAAATTCAAGAGTTTAAAAATTAGGGTCGTCAAGACCCTTTTTTTATCTTTACAACATGAAACAATTCACACGAACATACACAGACGATGATGGTACAACACACGTTTGGAGTTATGACTTAGACAAATTTAATAGAGGTCCTGTAGAAGTTACAGTTAATTATTCTAAAGAATATCTTAAAGATACAGGGCAACAAAAAGATAATAAAGTAGATAAAAAGTATTTAAATCCAGCAAACGGAAAGTACGTTTCCTATCAGAGATATCATCAACTCGTAAAAGAAGGAAAAATTACTCCTTCTAACGGAAAATAGGTCTTCCTAATATTTATTAGCATATGATAGGAATATACAAAATAACAAATCCAAAAGGTAAAATTTATATAGGTCAAAGTGTCAATATACAAAATAGAAAATATCAACATAAACATAAAAGTATTAGCCATGTTGGTCCTAAATTATATAATTCATTTCAAAAATATGGTTGGGAACAACATAAATTTGAAATAATTGAAGAATGTTCTATAGAACAACTTAACGAACGTGAAATATATTGGAAACAATATTATCTAAACTTAGCTGATGGAAATTGGACTAGAGTATTGTTTTGTGAATTATATGATAGAGGTACAGGCCCCAGGAATGAAGAAACAAAACGAAAAATTAGTGAATCTAATAAAGGTAAATCAGTTTCATTAGAAACAAGAAATAAAAAAAGATTATCAATGGTTGGTAAATCAGTTTCATTAGAAACAAGAAATAAAATGAGTATATCTTCTAAAAATAAACCTAAAAGTAAAGATCATATCAATAATATGATGAATAACAGAACATCTGTTATAGAAGGAGTTAAATTAGCTAATAGTAAACCTATTTTACAATATGATTTAGAGGATAATTTAATTAAAGAATGGTCTAGTATTACTGAAGCTAAAAAAATAATTAAAGGGGATATAAATGCTTGTTGTAATAATAAACAAAAAACAGCAGGTGGGTTTAAATGGAAATTAAAAAATTAATATAAAGTATGAAAATAGGATTAGTAGGAACAGTTAGTGTTGGGAAATCGACATTAGTAAAAGCTCTAGCAGAATTAGAGCAATTTAAAGATTATCATGTAGCTACAGAACGTAGTAAATATTTACGTGATCAAGGAATATTATTGAATGATGATTCAACAACTAAAGGACAGTTTGTATTTGCTGCTGAACGTAGT